AATCTTCCTCTTGAGTTCTCCACCGGTCAAAATAAAGGTCTGTAAATAACTGGTTAGGGTTAGCATCGGTAAACTCTCCCTCTAAAAATCGTTTTCTAAGCCTTGCTGATAATCCCTCAAGTGTCTTAATGTACCCATCGGATAGATTCTCTTGGTTGTCCTTTGGGTTGATCTGGAAATAAGCATAATCTTCTGGGTTATAAATATTAACCCCTGTATCTGGGTCACGCTTTTGTACAAATATCTTGTAAGTCCAATGGTTTTTGTCGGGAGGGTTACAGTCAAAGAACATCCGAGGTTTTAAAGGCTTCATTTCTATTTTGCCTTTTACCTGTATTTGTTGATTAACTCGTTGCGCTAACCTGGTCATAGCAATACCTACTGAACCCCAGGCAATTTGACTGGATTCGTTCAAATAGATACTTGCAAATTCCATCCCTAAAATCTTCTCCGTTCTTTCTTTATCATCCAATCCACCAAACCATATTTCAGAGCCGTTATCTAGCTTTGCAAACCAATGGGTTTTATCTACCTTGTAATTTACTGTTGGATAACAAGTAGACATAACCTTTGGGAATGTATCGTATACCACCGAATTGACAACGTGATTGAACCTAAATCTCAAAATAGTGTGCCTTGAACCTGGAGCTTTAATTGCTCGAGTAACAATATTCCTTGTAATTACAAAAGTCTTTCCCGACCTAGAACCGCCAAATAGCATTACATAAGTGGCCTCACCACTCATGATTTCCATCGCCTTAATTTGTTTATCGGTATATTTAAGCGTCATTATCTGTGGGTACTTGCATTAGCAATGGGCCACCATTCGCACCAGTTACCTCAGTCTTAGTCGTTTCAGACCACCTAAGTTGTGTTTTTGTCCACCAAATCAACGCAGTCGTATCCCCACTTGTTGCCTTGCTAAATAACGTCTTGGCTATTTGACCGTTCGCCTTTGCCTTCCCCAAGTCCAATTCAACCCTGTAATATTTTCTAAGGGTCTTGTCGTCTATCCCTACGAGAATCGCTATCTGTTCGTGAGGCAAGCCTAATCCGCTAGTGCTTTCCACCATCTTGCGTGATTCATCGGTGACGATATGTTCTCTATTCATTTTATGTAGGGGAATTTAAACACTTTAGGTTACTTTTGTCAAAATGGAGCGTATGGGTAGGTGTTGCACCTCCGCTGTATCGAGGGAATCGACCATCGCCTGCTTCACACGCTTAGGATAAGGTTTTGCTAACTTTTGCACTTGTGTTCTCATTGCTTCATCAAGTGGCATTAAGTATCTGTGCTTTCCGACTGTCTTGACTATTTTACATTCACTTGGCTTAACTGTCTTGCGTTGTTCGCCTTGTTGTATGTTCCACCCTTTCTCGCTGACTTGACGAGAATGTAAGCGTTTACCCTTATGCCAGTATTCAACGCCTGGAACTGTGTCTCCGCAGTAAATCCAGTTACCCGCTTGATACACGCCACCATGATGTCCGTATTGTGGGTCTGCGAACGATACAACTAATCTCAGATTTGGGCTGTTCTTCTTTAGAAACATTAAAGCAAACTTAACTATTCTGCTTACTGTGCTTTTGTGGCTTGTCAAAGCGATACGAGTCAACTCGCACCCTTCGTCTTGCTTTAGCCCGTATGGAGTCATCAGATTAGACGATGCACCCCTACTGAAGATGACTACACCGATGAACTTTCCGTCTTCCCATGCGCCTATCTTGACTAATGGCGGTACAGGGATTGATTTGCTGTAATGCCATGTCGTGCAAGCGTACTTAGCAGCGTCATGACTAGCCCAATCAATTTTGAGACTAGGCTTGTCGGGCATCAAATTCTTTTCCGCAATGAGGGCAAGCAATCCACTTTGGGTCAAGTTCGTCTAATTTGCCCTGTTCGTCTTCTGTCGCAGGCTCAAAGTCTGGCTTATCTAACAACTTTTGCAGTTCTTCAGTATCAAAGCCCAATATGTCGAGCGCAAAGCCATCTGCTAATAAGTCGTTTATCTCTATCGTCAGCATTTGATTGTCCCAACCCGCACTAAGTGCTAGTCGGTTATCAGCGATGATATAAGCTTTCTTTTGCGTCTCGGTTAAATCTTTTAATTCTATTGTTGGGACAACTTCGTACCCCAACTTTCTAGCTGCCATTAAACGACCATGACCGGCTATTATTCCGTTATCACCGTCAATCAGTATTGGGTTAGTCCATCCAAATTCTTTAATGCTTGCTGCTATTTGTGCAACTTGCTCGTCTGAATGTGTCCTGCTATTTTTAACGTATGGTATGAGTTCCGTTACGGATTTCTCAATAATTTCTATTTTGGGTTGTGATTTAACTGTTTTCTTCATGGTTGCCAATTGTATGCTTAAATTGACGTATTGCAAACTATTTGTTTACTGTGTTGAATTTGGGACGGTTCGCATAAAGCAGCGTTCTTTTTGTGCACCAATTCTTCGTGATTTACGGAGCTAAACCGTATTACCGTCCCAAAATCTTTACTGGACAGGGTTTCCGTCCGTTTGTTCGCTTTCCTTTTGGATCTTTGCCTGGTATTGGCTGACCTGGATTGCTACTTGTTGTCTGAGTTTGTTCACCAGTTGCTCGACTTGTGCCATTGGGAGACTTCCTAGTCCTGCAAAAATAATATCTGTCTCTTGAGTTGATAGATCAGAGAACGTGATTTTTAGTGGGTTCATGGTTGTTTTTGGGTTGATAAAAACGAATGTAAGTCACCTAAATAGGTTGGTGAGTATACATCTGAAATATCGAAATCTTTTGACTTTAAGCCAAGCATTGTATGCAGATCTTCTAAATAGTTTTGTGAATGTGGGTTAAGATTAGTGTTTATAAATAATTTATCGGGTGAAACATCGTAGGATTCCAAAGGAAAGGTATTTAATCTTTCCTCCGGTGTCATATTCATTCTGGCTTGAGTTGCCCTAGCTTCAGCTTCACCGGCAGAACGTCTATATGCTTGCATCCTTCCAACGCCATTTTCTTGATCCGTATTTCTTATTGCCATATTCATAAGTTCTTCGTCAGTCAAACCATTTGGAGATGAATATGGATTAGATGGATCGTATTTATTATGTTCTTTTAATTGTTCGTATTGATCTTTAATTATTTGTTGACGAACACCGGCAGGATAAGGCCCTTCTGAACTTGCTCCAGTAGCAAATCCTTCTCTTTGCTGAATAGCATGTTGCGCTTCATGCAAAAAAGTGCTTTTAAGGTTTTCTAAATCTGGCGCATTACCACTAATTGATTCGTTTTTCAGTTGATCGTTAACTGTTGTTTTGTAGTATTTTCCAGTTGTTTGCGCCCCTGGAGTTAATTCCCCAGTAGATTCAATATTTCTTAAAGATGGATAAGCCTGGTATAAATCAGGGTGAACCAGATTGCTTGGCAATTTAGATTGAGATTCATATAAATCGTTTTTAATAGCATTTTTAGCTTTAAGATCTAAATCCTTAAAATCTTTTCCATGAATCAATTTTGCAGTTAAATTTAACTCTCGATCCATTTCTTCAGGAGATAAGTTTGCTCTACCTTTAGCCGATAAATCACTCATTTCCTGTCTTAATCTACCGTCTGGACTTCTAAAAGTGCCAGTTTGTTTCCAAGCATCCGCAGGAGAAACTCCTTTTTCCTCTAGTTTAAGGAATTTTTCTGCTGCGTCTTTGTTCCAAATTGATGCTTTTTCACCAACAAACATGCCTCCCATTACGGAATTTGCCATTTCGTCAGTGATGTATTTATCTGCCCTCAAATCCGCTAAAGTGGGTTGCTCACCCCTTATCTTGGCTCGTTCTACACCAATGGATTGATTTAGATTTTGATTGAATTCCCTGGATCTGTCGTTAGCAAATCCCAACATCTGCATAAGACTGTTTTGTGGGTCACTTAGAACGTCAGATGCCCTGCGTTTGTAACTGTCAATCGTAGAGTAAAGATCAGCTATCGAGGGCATTTTAGTTTATCGTCTGAGGTTGTTGATCTATTGTTACTTCTAATCCAAACTGCTTTAAAACTATAAGCCAGTCATGAGCAATGACTAAAGCGTAGCCATCACCGATTAAAGTGATGTTTACCTCTTGAGTTTCGTCATCTATGTCAATAGTGACGTTTGCCCTGCTCACTTTTTCTTTTTTTTCTTTTCAGCTTCACGCTTTTCAGAATAGGCAATTGCGAGGGACTGCTTTAACGGCTTTCCCTCCTTCAATTCCTCTTTCAAATTAGACTTAAAAGCCTTCTTAGAAGATGATTTTTTAAGAGGCATTTTATTGACCGTGGATGATTGCGTAGTTGAGCTTTACTGCCTCAGACAATGAACCACCTGATATGTTTTGTAAGCCAATAATTGCACTTCCGTTGCTCATTGAAGCCACAAAAGATACATAAGTTCCTGCCGTTGCAGTTCCGCCACTTACGTTAACAATCAATACATCCCTTGGGCTGATTAAGGAATTATTTAGAGTAAAAGTAACAACTGTGCTTGCTGCTAAGGCTGCGTTGTTCATCGTAATTTGACCATTGGAAAAATTACAAGTAACTGCGGTTGCCTTGCTTGTTGCTTGAGTTGCGGTACTCTCAGCAGCTAAAGAATAACCAATTTGTTGATTAGCAAAAACAGTATCAAATACTGGGTCACTGACCATTACACCTAAATAATTACTCATAATCTACCCCTATTTTTTCAATTTAATCTTAGAAAGAGCCTTCATCTGCTCGTCAGCGATCCGCTTTGCAGCAGACATTCTTGACCGACTTGCCTCTATTTCTCTTGCTTGCTGAAGCGTTCTAAGGTCAGATTCTGCTTGCCATTTCTTTTCTTGAGCCATATCTCGGCTCGGCATGGAAAGAACCTCAACCTTTTTAGCGACTTTTGTAGCCATTACTTGTTACCAGAATTGATGTTCTTCTGTGGGAGCATTGGAACTCCGTTTGTGAGGTTAGGCTCTTTCTTTGGGCCTAATGGAGGACGCATCATTGGTTTTGCGCCTTCTCTGCACTCAGATGCGTAATCTGCTGCGGTCTGTAGGTGACCAGGGTCTTTTAAACCTGATTTACCTTCTTTATTCTTTTCTGCGTCCGACTCATAAGTCATTCTTTTACCCATTTTCAATACTCCTTAAGGATTTTTCTGATCAGATTACCGAATTATCACAAAATCTCAAAATTTGTCAATGAAACTCGGATTTCAACATTTTAACCTTGTTTCGGTAAATTGTAATAATTTCTTTTAGATCGTCAATCGTATATTTTTTAGGCTCAAAGTCCGTTTCTAGCCTGACAACTGCCTCAACTCCCAATTTTTTAATGAGATTCATCCGGTAGTGGATGATGTTGCCAGAAAGATGATTGTTGCATGGGGCGCATTGCCGGTGTACGTTTTGCTCGTCAAACCTCAGATTTGGCCTAGAACCCACCGAAACGAAGTGTCCGGCATGATACTGACCTTGATGAAATCTTTGGCAGGAAATGCAGGGTTCGGCTTTATCTCGCTCCCGAATAAACTCGTTAAATAATTTTTGAGCATCCTTCATCCAGTCTGATCGAGTTTTTAGGCTCTCCAAGGCTTTTTTTGTCTTTATTCTATCGAGTCTCTCAACCTTAGCCTTTTCCTTCTCCTTGGCTTGATTGACAAGGATTAGGCTACATTCTGGGTTGCATGCCTTGTGGGTCATGCTCCGCTTGGTGAATTCTGCCCTGCAAACCTTGCATTTAGTCATTGGGAGTCCATTTGGTCATTTAACTGGTTAGGCCAGAAACAAGGAAAATTGCCTAAATCTGACATCCTGGAGTGCCTTGTTAACCTCCCAAGTCTCATTTTACGGTCTTCCCAGTAAAGTTAAAACTGAATAAATGACAATAATGTAAATTGCATACTCAATCAAGTTTTCAGTCTTTTCAAACCAATCTTTCTCAATTCCTAGTAGCCATTCCTGTATCCAGTCTTGATCTGGGTTGTATTGATTCCTTAGTTGCGGATCGTATCTGCATCCAATCTTTATCTTGCCGGTGTCGTAAGGAGGTACTTTAGGCATTTTTTTCCTTTAATTTAGCTTCTAAAGCGACTGCAAATAAATAAAGTTCTTCAATGTAACAATCTTCAATGTCTTCATCTGTTAACCCTACCCATTCTTTAGTTTGTGGTGTGGTGTAGAGCTTTGTCCAGTTAGGTAAAGAACGCCACGCACCAATGCCTACTATCTGCCGACTAAAATTATCCTCAACCACTTCAGCTACGGGTTCACCCTGCTTTTGCTTTGGAAACGCTCGTGCACCACCTCCACAAATTGGACAATCAATTTCTTGCCATCCAAGTCTTGCTAACTGTTCACCCTGATCTTGCTTTAATGCTTCTTCTAAGGCTTTAATTGCACTTTGAGCTTTATCTGCCCAGTCACTATCAACTATTTCATCGTGCCAATTACATCCTCCAAAAACTTCAAGTGCTTGTTTTATTGCTTCTTTAGTCATGTGTTTTTTTCTTTCAATGCTTCGTTTATGTGAGTATAAAAAACCCAATTTAATGATTCACCACTTTTAATTGCTTCTTCTTGTACACCTTCATATAACAATTTAACTTGTGTTGGCGTTAACTCTACCCATTCTTTTTTAATCTTTGCTTTAAGCACCAAAGGTTTACCACCTTCAACTTCGACTTTAGTAACCCCTGCCCTTGGGTGTACCCATTCTAAAAATTCTATTTCTACATTCATCTTCGTTCTTCCTTATTTATTCCAAGTTGTATTTCCTCTGATCTGATCTGCCTATCCAAATAGTTTCTCAACCATTGGATTCCCCCAAGTGTCTTAAACATATCTCGCTGATTTTCAGTCATTCTCAAACCAATGTTTACTTTTGATCCTGTAATCTCACTTTTCGACCTCGGCATAATCATCCTCAAATTTTACGTTATGTTCAGCACCAAAAGCCATGATCAACTCTAGTAGTTCGCTCATTTCGCTTTTGTTCATTTTAGAAGTTGATTGACCTAAAACCACAAACCCAGTTCCATCAATATTTGGTACAACCTCTTGTTTTTTA